CTACGAGCAAACCAAGATGCAGCAATCCACCCAGCAGTTCCTCCACCAACGATAACTAATCTTTTAATTCTTTTCATCAGTTCTTTACTTCGATCATAAGACCATACTCAGGCAAATATAGGTATTCTATCAAACTATTTGCAAGAGTCCTTAGAGCGTCGTCTAGGGTCTCTACAAGAGGTTCTCCGCCTAGGTTAAAGGATGTATTGAATATGATAGGGCACTCTGTTTTCTCGTAGAAGGTATTGATTACATCATAGTAATTTGGATTTACTTCTTTAGTAACAGTCTGTATCCTACATGTATCGTCAACGTGAATGATTGCTGGAATCTTTTCTTTGATTCCCTCTTGACATTTGACTGCATACATCATGAATGGTGTCTCATCCATACCACGAAGATCAAACCATTTATGCACATGTTCTTTTAATATTGATCCAGCAAAAGGTCTAAAGTATTCACGACGTTTGATAGTATTGACATGATCTTTTCCTTTTGGATCTCTAGGATCATACATGATAGATCTATTACCTAATGCTCTAGGACCTGCCTCTGATTTGCCTTGGAACATTGCAACAATATTCTTCTTAGTAATTAAATCAACTGCATCCTCATGTGTGGCTTCAAAGATTCTAGTTGCATCATAATAATTAGCAAGGTCTGTAATATATTCTGTATCATATTCATACTTAGGTCCATAATATAGATCGGTAATCATAGGTTTGATCTCCTTATCTTTTGTTACTTTATGATAATGCCAATATGCAGCACCGATTGCAGTTCCAGCATCATTACTTACTGGTTCTGCAAATAGATTGATACCTTCACCTTTTAACTGTTCAAGATACCAATAGTTTGCAACACAATTTAATCCATATCCACCAGATAGAACTACATTCTTTTCGCCACTCATCTTGACTGCCTTACGAATCAAATCTAATACCATCTGTTCTGATTCTACTTGAATTGCATAAGCCATATCTCTACGATTTTGCAACTTAGTAAGATCTTTGACATCTCTAGTATCCATAGGATCTCTAAGTTCTGTGAATCTACCTTTGTTTACTATAGCGCCATTGGGATAAGTAGGTACAATCAAATCTCTGTTTGTTGTAGACCAATCACTCATACCATCATAATCCGTGTAGATGTCGGGTATCTTTAAGTTCTGTTGTCCATATGGGAACAGTCCCATAGTTTTACCAGCTTCAATAGGAGCCCAACCGCAATATTGTGTGACTGCCTCATACGCTTTTACGATCCCAGCAGAATCATCTAAAACTAATTCATGTGTGCCTTCCTCACCTTCTCTATCGGATGGAAAGTTAGGAATCGTAACTGCACCCCAAGGACCTCTACCTCCCTGATGTTTGTATAAAGTCTTGAAGTTATCTGGATAAGCACATTTAATAATGGTTTCTAATTCCCATGTCATCTCCTGTTCATTATCAATCTCCATAGGAATAAATGTCCCAGCGCCATCAACAATGACTGATACTGCACTTTTAAATCCTGATCTATAAAATGCACAAGAAGCGTGAAGTTTATGATGAATATGACTGTAATCTACTACTTGAGGATGATTATAAATGTCCGCTTTCCTATCAATCAAACCTAACTTTCTTGCTAGACCTGTGTACATATTTTCGCCAGTAAAATCTATACTACCAGCTTGATCCAATGGTTGTGTATGTGCAACTACAAGATAATCAAGCCTATCAGTATAATCCAATATTTTGATCATGGATGCCAAAGGACCTCCATCATATTTTTTCCTAGATAATCTTTCCTCTTCAATCGAAAAGACCATCTTCCCATCTTTCAGTAAACAAACACCAGAGTTATGTCCTCTGGCGATTGCTGCAATCCACTGTGTCATATTAAATAGTTTTCTTTTCTATAGTAATCGAGTTATCTTTATCTGACTTTAAGAGATTTTTAATTTCAGATTGAAAACCTTTTTTATTTTTCGGTTTTTTCTTAGGTGATGGTGCATCTAAACTAAATGTAGGTTTTGGAGCTCCTGTCATACTAGGAACATTTGATGTTGGTGTCCAAGAAGAACTGAAATTTTGGTTGCTAGGAACGCTGGGAGCACTCATAGCTTGCATTGGTGATGCAATTGCTGGTTGTTGATTTGGTGAACCAGATTGTACTTGTTGCTGTTGTTGTTGTGGAGGAACAAAATTACCAGTGTATGTTTTTGGTTTACCTAGTCTCTTTTTACAAGATGCAACAATTTCATCAATTTGTTTCTTACTTAACTCCATCGCTTCATCATTAAAACGATCAACTCTTTCATCCATTGTAATCCTGATTGGAGCATATTCTCTCCTACCATTACCAACATCAAAAATATCAAAGTCTTTATGGCCTGGATAACTTATGTTTTCTGGATATGTAGACCCAACAACCACAGTTGCAGTTTTATCAAATGCTCTTGCAATATGTTGACCCATACTATCACATCCTAAGAAATGATCTGCAATTTCAATAACTGCAGCCCATACTCTCATATCACTTATCTGTGGTCTAGCTATGGGATATTTTTCCTCATTCTCCTCTGTAGAAAAATGATGTTCACTCATTACGATTACTGCATAATCTTTTTTGAGTTGATTAATAATATCGATAGCTCCCACGAGGGAGAAACTTCTTGAAGTTGGATCTGCAATAAACTCTCCCATCTGTTCAACAGATCTTCCAAATGGTTGTACGACTATTACCTTATCTTTTTTGGTTACTGATTTTATTTCTTCAACAATATTATATCCAGCAATAATCTCCATTTTATTGAGATTAACTGTTGGTTTTGGTAATTCTCTAGGTTCATCTAAACCATTGATTGCAATATCATATGCTTGTGCTAAACTACACTTCTGATTGTAATAGTGCCATATTCTATAAGGTTCTGGACTCTCACAATCTCTGTCTTTGATATGTTCTTGGAAAAGGTTTTTATGCCAATGGTCATAAACCTTATCATCTAATGTTGGGTGTCCCTTGAAGAAATCAGTTCCACCTTCACATACGATAATAAAGTCTTCGTTGTTCTCTGCATATTTTTCAAATGCAGGGATTGAACTTATAACTCTACCCGCTCCACCATTAATAAAAAACGCCTTCGATCTCATAGTTTTCATAATTCCTATAGTATATAGTCACATAAAAAACACCTGTGCCAGTCTAGGATATTCCTTAAACATAGACCTGTTCAAGGTAGCTCCATGAGTGTGGCGTGCCTCATATAACACCATTCTATTATATTTCATCTCCATAGTCAACTTTATATCTTTTTTAATGTTATATCCAAACTCATATGGATGATCTTCTATGAATTTATAAAAATCTGTACCACCATCACATTCTTCTGGCGTGTTCAGATAAACCAATGCAGCCCACTTAGTATCGATGTTATCTTTATGGTGAGTATTACAAAAAATAGTCTTACTAAATCTTTCATTTATATCTTCATTTGTCGTATGATTGACCATAAATTTCATATTGTCCCACACATAATGAAACATAGCATCACCATATTCTAAGTTTGTCCATTCTTCATGTTGACAGAGTTTACTAAACACTGGTAGAAGAGTATCAATCATCTCTTGATTTTCTTCCATAACTCTTGATCCTATCAAACCACCACAGACTTCTTTATCCTTCGACCTTTTACATGATAGAGCGTAATCTCTTACTTGATCTGGATACTTGTAAAAATCATCTACTACAAAAACTTTTCTCCAAACAAATCCAGCATCGTTAAATCTAGAATGATCATAAACCCTGTGTATCACAGGATCTTGGTTGTATACTTCAAACATAACCCCAGATAATAAAAAAGATCCTCATAAGAGGATCTTGAATTAACTTATATATAAAAGTTTATTTTACATTGCAGTTGGTGGCTTCCATGATTCAGCTGTTACTGTCTCATCTTCTGGACCATCTGGTGGATTTTGGAAGTCGGGTTCCATTGGGAACATCATGTCAGCAAAGTTAGGGTGAACTCCAGCAGCTTGCATTTTAGATGGAAGATCTCTTAACTGTTGACGATAATCTTTCCACTTTTGCTTAAGTGCATCTGGCATATCTTCTGCAATTTGACCATCACTGTTAGCAAGAACTTTATTTCTATGTTGTCTAACATGATCCCAAGTTTTGTCATAGTCAACACCATTCATCTTTTCTTTAGGTGTGAAAACTTGAATTGAGATGTCATCAGGACCAGCACTGCCTGCGTTTGCAACTGTAATAGATTCCCAATTGTAAATGTCATCTGGGAACAGTGTTGAAGAATATGTGAATTGAGGGTATACACCTCCATCTATTTCTGGAGATCCAGCATGAATTACATCACTACCAGCACCTCTATCTTCTTCCTTCTCGTTGACCACTGGGCCTCTGAGTTGGCAGATAAGTGTGTGCAAATCGGATCTAGCACAGTCTACTTCATACCACTGTACAACGTCTAGTGGTTTTGGACGGCCATCAGCAATATCATCCTCTGTTAAAGGACCATACACTTCTTTTCCTTCTGCATTGATTTGCAGAAAAATTTTGTCTGGACCATCATAAGTCTGGTCTCTTTGCTTTCCATCAGACATTGAGTGATCTGTTAGAAAGTCGTTCGGCAACTTTAGTTGCCATCCATGTGAAATAATTTTTGTTGCCATTGCGGATTTCTTCGGGTTTTCTCCTTCGGCACTATTTATAAAAAAAGAGGGTCTATAACCCTCTTTTGATAAATTTTCTTATTCGGTTTAGACGTATGTGATCTTAACAAGTCCAGATCCACCTTGTCCGCCTTGTCCACAACATCTTCCACAGTAGTTACTGTTTGCACCTTGACCACCATGTCCGTATGGAACTGTCCAACAACCACAACGCATCCAACACTGTCTTTGTCCGTAAGAAACACCAAGAGTTCCGATGAACGGAGCACCTGTTGGTCTACCTTCATTGAAGTAACAGTGACAGTTGAATCCATCAGGTCTGTATGAGTTACCACCGTGGTTGCCCATTCCGAAGTCTCCTCCGTGAGCGCCAGGTTGCATACAACAAGTATGGAACTGTGAATAACAGTTTGCAGACCAGTCACCAGTTGCACAACCTCTAACACCACCTAAGGCACAGAAGTTAGAGAGGTTATATCCATTTACATAGGAGTTACATCCGCAACACCCTGTACACTCTCTAGAACAACAACGGTAAACACCAGCAGCACATACAGTGTATGAACAACCAGCTTTGGTCGAAATAGTTTTAGTATTGTAGTATCCACCACCAGCACCATGCCAGTTTTGACATCTGTTACATGAACACGCACCGTGTCCATTTCCCCCAGAACCCCAGATTTCCCAAGTGATTCTTGTTACTCCAGTTGGAACTTGCCAGTTGCAACAGCAGCCTGGTGTACAATAACATGGATGACCATACACCCATTTTACACACCAGTTAGAGAATGAACCAGCTTGAACTTTTGAACTACCGATCGTTGAATCAATAATTCTCTCGTTAGTAACTTTTTTATAACTTGAATAAGTAGCCATTTCTTCCCCTTAGAAGTATGTAATTTTGACAAGTCCGCCACCGCCAGTACCACCCTGACCGCAACATCTACCACAATATGTAGACATAGCACTTTGTCCGCCGTGACCGTAAGGTACGATCCAGCAACCACAACGAACCCAACATTCTCGGATAGACTGAGTAACCTGTGTACCAATCAACGGTGCAGAAGTAGGTCTCTGACCGTAGTGATAACAGTGACACCAACCTCTGTAGGTATCGTGTCTAGATACAGACCAGATAGAACCGTGGTTACCAATTCCGAAGTCTCCTCCGTTTGTACTGGGACCTCTACAACATGTGTTAACTGATTGACAAGAGGTTGTCCAACTTGGGTTAGCGTTACCTCTACATCCTCCGATAGCACAGAAGTTAGATAAGTTGTATCCATTTACATAGGATGAACAACCTATACAACCATAACACTCTCTAGAGAGACATGGGTAAACACCAGCAGCACAGATACTATATCCACAATTACTATTGGTTGTAATCATTTTGGAGTTATAGTATCCTCCACCACCAGCTTGGTAGTGTTGGCATCTGTTACATGAACAGGAACCAGTACCATTTCCTCCAGCACCCCAGGCCTGAACCCACATGTTGTTCACACCTGTTGGTACTGACCAGTTGCAGCAACAACCTGGCGAGCAACGGCACATTGTACCGAATACCCATTTTACGCCGTAGGTACAGTTCGGAGATCCACTAAAACTAGTAGCACTGAGGATATTATCCTCTAATTGATCTCCATTAATTTTTTTGTATGATGAATAACTTGCCATTTCTGTTTAATTCCTAGACGTAAGTGATTCTTACAACACCAGAGCCGCCTTGACCGCCCTGACCACAACAACGACCACAGTATGTAGTCATAGCACTTTGACCACCTGTTGCATAAGGAGCAGTCCAACAACCACAACGTGCCCAACACTGTTCAGCCATAGTCTCAACACCTTCCGATGTTAAGAATGGAGCACCTGATGACATTGTGTTTGTAACCGCACCAGTACAGTGACAATCCCAGTGACCTGACCAACCTTTTTGGTGAGGAGACATTGCGAAATCTCCACCCCATGTTCCAGGCGATACACAACAGAAGTGTCTAGATGTACATCTAACTGACCAGTCGGGGTTTGCACAACCTCTTGCACCACCTATGGCGCAGAAGTTACTTAAGTTGTAACCATTAACATATGAAGTACAACCTTGACATCCGTTACATTCTCTCGAACAGCAACGATAAACTCCACCAGCACATACAGTATATTGACAACCTCCATTAGTGGAAATTGTCTTCGTATTGTATGTTCCTCCAGAAGCTTGTTGATAGTGCTGACATCTATTACATGAACAATGTCCGTGTCCGTTACCTCCAGCACCCCAAAGTTCTAGAGTTAATTTCTCTACACCCGATGGAACTTGCCAATAACAGCAACAGCCAGGAGTACAATAACATGGATGTCCGTAGAACATCTTCACACAGTAAGCAGGAGCCACACCAGATTGCAGCTTATTGGGACTAATATTCCCACTGACAATCTGGTCTGACTGTATTCTTCTGTATGATCTATAATTGGCCATTTATGATCCTAAAAGTTTGCGTTGAAAAAATATCATTATATAGAGGATCTCAAATTAGATGGAGAAGATTCTCCAACCGTATGTTGAACCAGAGTAAGTAAGACTAAACGCAGCGCCCTCTGTGTTAACTGTTAAGTTAGCATTGTCACCTTGAATTGGTCTACCGTTTCTAGAAACAATTAAGTTGTTTGAGTCAAATGTCTTAGCAACATCATAGAATGTAATTGTTGCACCTAAGTCAGGAGATGCAGGGAGTGTTGCAGTAACCTGTCCACCACCAGTGTTAACGAAGTAAACAAGTCCAGATTCAGCATTGTAACTTGAAGAAACAGTGCTGTATGCCTGAACACCTGGCTGAATCCACTGAGAACCGTTGTAGTATTCAAGAGCACCTAATGTGGAGTTGAATCTT